ATCCCATATTTCTGATGGCAAAATAAACAACTGCCTGTCACGCTCATCCATATCAATCTCCATATACTTAGTGCATCTCGAAGCGGCAAAGCTGGCTTAAGAAAAAAAATATGTCAAGTGGGTTGACCTGAGCCTCTTGTCTTGGCAGGGTCAGGCAAATCGATATTGAGGCATCATGAAGAACCCATTCGCCGCGCATGGCATAGAGCATTTGTCCCCGTCAACGTGTAATCTTTTTATTGGCTCAACAGCCGCCTTTGTCTTGCAGAAATGCTTGAAGAAGGGTGGCCAAGTGGGCTGTGCCGCATTCAGGGGGACGTCTGTAGAGCACGGTATAGCGAAGGGATTAATGGAGGGGGCAAGCGTAGATGAATGCATCAGACACGCAGAGGATGAATTTTATAGACTTTCTGCAATGTCCCAAGACCCGGCCAAAGAAAAAGAGCGCGGCTCTTTGGGAGATATGGTCCGCGTCGGTCTCAAAGAGCTTTTACCTTATGGTCCCCCGTCGTCTGCGCAAGGAAAAATCGATTATCAGTTCGAGGGTCTCGCTGTCCCATTCGTCGGTTACTTTGATTTTGAGTGGCAAAACCATAAGGTTTTAATAGACCTTAAAACAACGCATGCTGTGCCATCGCAGATCAAGACAGACCATGCGAGACAAGTGGCGCTATATGTTGCGGCTAAAGGTAATGATCTTGATCCACGCTTGGCGTATGTGAGCACAAAGAGAAGCGCCGTGTATCGGTTAGAAAATGTAGATCAGCATGTTGCGTCGCTTGGTAAAATAGGGCTTGCAATACAAAATTTCCTATCTACAAGCGAGGACCCACTAGAGTTGGCGTCAAAAGTTATGCCTGACGTTGATAGTTTTTACTTTAAAGATCCTATGGTGCGTCAGACTGTTTTTGAGATTTGGGGTATATAGAGCGAGGTATTGATATGAGACTACCAGAAGTTCAAGCGGAGCTTATTAAAGTTGCGCAGCAAATAACAAAATTAAATAGAAGGATTAGAGAGCTTTCGTCGCATATAGCGCGCAGACGTCCAGTTAAAGTTGCGCCGGTGTCGTCTGCTAAGGTAACGCCCGCAATTGTTGAAGGCGTTAAGCTACTTGCCGCGCAGCATCCTGATTGGACGCAAGCGAAGATTGGCAAGAAGTTTAACATAAACGTTGGGCGCGTATCAGAAATATTGCGCGGCAAGCGCAGATAGAGCTTTGTCCAAGATGGACGAGAGCAAGCGGCAGGCTAGATTGTCGCAAAATGGAGAAGAGTAATGGCATTAGGCATTAATTATGAGAGCACTGGCGGCGGAGACTTCTTGCCGATCGTGAAGTATGACGCACGCGCGGGTAAGATGTTCCGCGTTGATCGCGTTAACGGCGAAAGCACGCCAGTAGATATATCGAGATCCTTTAAAGCTGTTTTTGATCTTGAGCATCTTGAAACAGGCTGGATTGATTTTGAGACGGGTGCGCCTCAGTTTGCGATGTCTGTTCTTGGTTCTGGTCCAAAGCCAGAAAAGCCAAGTGACAGCTTCCGCGAAGGCGTGCGCTTCATTGTGAAGCTTGGCAAAGATTGCGGCGGAGACGTTCGCGAGTTCGCCTCAACGGCTAAGGCGTTCATGCGCGGTCTTGATAAGCTTCATGACGAGTATAAGGCTGCCGTTTCTACTAATAGCGGTAAGTTACCAGTCGTCGCTCTCGAAGATACGGTAGCGATTACTTCGGGTGAGGGGGCCCGGAAGTCGACGAACTACGCGCCAGTGTTCAAGATTGTCAGCTGGGTTGCACGCCCAGAGGATCTCGTTCACAAGGAGCGTAGTTCGCCGACCAAGGCAACAACGCCTCCATCAACTGGCTCTACAAAAGTTGCAGCGCCAAGCGATGAAGACGACTTCGGTTAATATCAATTAGGCAGTGAGTGACATCGGCTGCCTGATGAGAGGCGTGACGTAACCCGCAAAGCAACGTCACGCTTTTTCACTAGCAAGGAATGGACATGCGTTTTTTGATCACGATGAATATGCCGTCTTACGCGGATAATCTTGTTCATCAAATGCAAGTAGAGCACAAAGCTTCTAATAGTTTGGAAGATTTTGTTACAGCTCTAAACAACAACGACTATGTAATCGTCGAAGAATACTACAAAGACAGATACACGTTAGAATATATCAATCGGGGGCCAATTGCCCTTAATCATCGATACGTTGGCAAAGTAAAAGTATTTACGACATATGAACCAGTTGGAGATAGAAATGCATCACAAGCAGTCCCTTATAAACGCCGCCAAAATTATTGACGAGCGCGCACAACAATACGGAGCGCCTGATACATGCTTCGAGAAAATATCGCGCATAGCAACGGCAGTAACCGGTGAGACATATACAGAATACGACATTGCTTTAATCATGCATTGCGTAAAGCTTGGCCGCATGCTTGAGAACCGTAAGTATGAAGATAACTATATTGACGCCATTAATTACTTGGCGTTTGCGGGGCAGTTTGCTGGAAACCCTACGAAGCCGGGTGAGGTTGGCCTTACGGGCGTATCTCTTCCCGGCTCAGTAACGCAATTTAGCGTAAAAAAGGGAGGAAAAGGCATCCCTTTAGATCTAGACGCTCTAGAAGAAGAAATCGTTACAAATCCGGGTGAATAAAAATAATGGGCCGCGCTTAGTCGCGGCCTTTTCTATTGATATTGATAAGGAAACGCCGCCATGACTTTTGCGGATTTAATAGACAAGCACTTCGATCAAATAGGACAAGTGTATATTATCACATTATTTGCTATAATCTGGTTTTGCTTTGGGTGGAGGATTTCGCGATGACTGATCAAACAGATTACGAAAAGGGATATGAGAAAGGCGTTAAAGATGAGAGAGCCCGTTGTTTCTCTATTTGTGAGGCTTGGCAGCGCCCTCCTTACATTGCCTCTCATTACGGCCCTTATGGCAATTATGATCTTACGGTCATCTTGAAAGTAGCGAAGCTTATTCAAGCTGAAGTTGCCAAAACCGACGGGTCTTCTGAGTAATGATGAAATATGATATAATGATTGGCGCAGGATTGGCTGCGCTATCTTTGCTCGTTCTTGTCATGGCTGAAAGTGCGCTTATTCAAGCGACAAGCACAACGCAAGAAGTAAAAGAGCAAATAGCAATGATGCGTATGCAAGTGGCAAATACGCCAAATTTTCAGGAGCCAGTTCGCGTCCGCGCATCTCGCGAGCCTTAACGCTCCCGCAACAGCGGAGAACAGCATGAATGCATTCCTCTTGAAGGCGGATAAAGTCGCCTTAACACTGATCTTTATGGTTATTATCTTTTTGGCATTGACAGGGTGCGAAATTGATACGAATGGATATCAGTATAAATCCAGGGGTGTTCAGTATCCCGTAGTGTGTGATCAACAGAAAGATAACGTGCTGCGGTGCTATTCTACTAGGTAAAGACATGAGCTTAGAGCGAGATAAGGAAGAGATCCTGCGGCTTCGTGGAGAAGTTGAAATACTTCAAGACAAAATCAAAGAAGACGCCGCAGGATACACAAAAGAGCGTGAGCGTTTGCATGATGACATTGCACGCTTAAATGGCGTTATCTTCCGCATTAAACATTACGCGGCTGATTTTGAGGACGTGATGGAAATATTGCGTCTGGAGCATCAAAGAAAATGATAAATGCTCCGATTATAAAAGATGACGCATTACCAGCTTCTTTATTTAATAAAATACAGTCGACGCTTTTAGATTACCAAAATATGTCTTGGTATTACACGACACACACCGCTTATGGTCCTGATGACGTAGATAAAAAAGATATATATCAGGGAAGCTTTTTCCATCTTTTTATGGATAACAACAGGCATAATTCATATCTGTCACAAGTATTAGAGACGGCAATGATATTTGCCGCAGAAGATGCCGGGATAGATATAAAAGGAGGTATCATACGCATCAGGGGCGGCTTCATACCCGTTACGCCGCATCCTGTTATCCATAATCCTCACGTCGACATGGAAGCAAACACGCAGCATACAGCTTTGCTTTATATAAATGAGAGCGACGGAGACACGGTAATATATGACGAGACATATGACAGGGACTGCGGCATACCATCATATGAACATTATAAAAACATCAAAGATAACATACGCGTTGCGTTAACCGTGTCGCCAAAACCAAATCGATTGATTATCTTTGATAGCAACATATATCACGCAAGCACGTCGCCAACAGCTCACGCAAATAGGATAGTGATAAATTTTAACTTTGATTGATGTAAGTAGGAGATTGATATGCTTAATAGACACGAAAAAACACAAATATTATATATGTGGAATAAAGGTATCTCTGGAGGAGACATTGCTGATGCTCTTGGTGTAACAAGGGGAGCGGTGCTTGGATATGTCCACAGAGCCAGGATTAACGGCGAGCTTCTAGAGGAGCGGGCAATCGGCAAGAATACACATAAATACCCCAAAAAGGGTGTGAAAAAATACGATCAGTCACGAGTTGACGGCATCAATGGATATTTCATTAGGCCTGAATATGGGCTGTCTATCTTAGATCTTGGATACACTAATTGCCGATTTATTGTTTCAGAAGATAGCGGCAAACCGCCAATATACTGCGGCGAAGAAATCAATCGCGGATCTTATTGCAAAGAGCACGCTGATCTTTGTTACGTTCCGGCAAGAAGCCAGTTAGAAAAATTAATCAGTAAGAGATGAGATAAGTCTAAAAAATATTATCACGCATCTAAACGTAAAAAGAGCAATAAGTATTGCAACAAATACCCGGAGCAACATGAAGATTTTCTCCATGTCTCCGGGATGCATCGTCAACTCCAAGAAATTGTAACGTAGCCAGCACCACTGTCGCCGCCTCTGCTGCCACTACATCCGCCTGCGCCATAACACCCGCTATAATAGTTATAGTCAGCGCCTACTCCGCCTGCGCCACCATATCCATAACCCGCAGAACCAGCGCCATATCCTGCCAAATATGCATAAGCGTTTCCTGTTGTTGGACCGCCGCCGCCTAATAACGGATTAGACAAAGTTATCGTGCTTCTGCCTCCTACACCACCTGCCGATGCTGGACCTCCGCCATAGCCACACGGTCCTTGGGAGCCAGCACCACCGGCGGCTCCACCGCCGCCTTGCGTTCCATCATTTCCTGAACCAGCTGAGCCAGTGCTTCCAAGATATCCGCCACCGCCGCCTGATGCTGTTCGATACCAGGCATTAGAGGAGCTTGTATCAAAATACGATCCTTGACCAGAAGAACCCGCGCTACCTGCTCCCGCAGGGCAGCCTTGGTTACCTGATGTTCCGTAACCACCAGATCCGCCGCCGCCTGCTCCTGCAACCGTAATTACGATAGAATTGTAAGGCGGTATCGTAAAGTTTCCGCTTTGACCATTTGTGTATGTTGCTGATCCGGTAGGTATTTTTCTGGTGCTATAAAACATAGACATAGAAATCTGATTATTAGTATTGGGAAATGGCGACACTGTCGTCACGGCAGCATTTGTATAAAGCTTGCCGCGATACGCATTTAAATTTGCGCCGTATCCATACTCTTGCTGTATGGATTGATTTAAGCTGCCAACAGTCGCAGTGCCGCCAAGATCTATTTGACCGCTTGCCACCATAGTCATTTGCGTGCCTCCAAACGCTCAACGCGAACTGATAGTTCTTTTATAGCATTGATAAGAAGCCCAACAATGTTCCCATAAGCAACATGAAGCAGACCTTCTGCATCAGCGTGAACAACTGCGGGTAATATATTTTGAACTTCTTGCGCGACAACGCCGATACCGGCTTCTTTTGTTGATTTGTTGATATAGCTGACACCTCTCAATTGATTGACGATCGACAGAGCGTCAGTGATGGTGCGGATATCATCTTTAAGGCGTTGATCAGAGTAAGCTGTGACGTTACCAGTGGCGGTGATGTTGCCACTTGCTGTAACGTTGCCGCCGGTTACTTGCAGCTGACCTGTTCCAACATTTAATCCATTAGAAGGCAAAGCAAGATTGCCAATCATCGTTCCGCCAGCAATTGATAGCCTGTCAGAATTGGCAAACAATATATTGCCGGTAATGACTGACGTGCCAGTGCTATAAACCATCGCGGCGTATCCGCGCGTAATCGCCACGCCTGTTCCGCTCACTGTTTTCACTGTAACAGTCCACGGTCCGCCTGAGCTGTCTGTGGTGTTATTTGTAACGATCCACATGCCGCCGGTGTAATCGGGTATTGTAACATTCACGTTTGCGCTGATCGCGCCTGTAATATCGATGCGTTGATTTTGGCTTTCAGACGCGCTCAATGCGTATCCAGTAGTGCCAGAAACAGTAACAGGTATTGGGCTGCCAAGAGCATTATCAATAATTGTAAAGTTATTGTTAAGCGGAACGTCCCAGTTCAGAGAGTTATATGTTGGTTCAGCAAGACCCTTATTTGTCGTCGTCATTTTCTCTGACCTCAGATATGCCGATTGGCGATTTCAAGAGCCTTAACGACGTGTTCGTCGGGGGCCTTTAGGATTTCTTTTGTGCCATTGTTGATCTTATTCTTGGCGCGATCAACTGCCTGGATAAGCATATTAGCCGTCATGCCTACCTTGCCGCCAGTAGCGCGGCCCTCGCGCTCACGGGCTTGCTCTGTCAAAGGAAGCAATGGTCTGACTTCTGGGTAGCGATAGACGCGAGGAATATTGCGAGGAGGGAGATTTGCTGCTGCTTCAGCTGCAAGCTGCGATCCTTCCATGCCTTTTTTACGCGAGTAAGCGCCAGCTGCCAACAAGAACGGCGTCCTTAGATTTTCTGGCAATACGCGGCTCGCTATGCCTGTCACCATTTCGGCTACTGCTGGAGCGGAGAACCACATAGCTTGAGAAAATGCGCTGAGCTTCTCAAGCGTTAATTCCTGGGGCTTTCTGCCAGCTGTTCGCATAACATCAGCAAAACGAGAAAGCGTAGCGCGCTCTGCGTCAGACAAAATATGTTTTGCAAAAGATGCCGTATTACCACGCAGAAAATTATCGATTTGCTTTGCTGTGTCTGTGAAGTGGCCCGGCGTCGCCTTCTCGCCTTCACGCAATACAGGGGTCATCATTTGCTCAACAAATGACTTTTTAATGTTGTCAAGCTCAGGGCTATTAGGACCAAGAGCACGGCGCAATTGGTTATAGACTTTAAGCGCAGAGGCTTTAGCCGTTACGTCTCCGCTGCCAGCAAAATTAAACATCATGCGCGCAATGCTGTCAGGATCGCGGTTTTGCTCGATGATATCTTTCATCAGCTTACCCGCGTCTTCGCCAGATTTCTTCACGCCGTATTTTGATTGATACTCAGAGAAAAGCTTACGCGCTCTACGCCAGTCGTTTATGACGTCTGACTTTCCGGTAAACGAACCATCAAGAAGCTTGTTTTCAATATACTTGTCATACTCGTCGATCATGCGACGAACACCAGCTTTTTCCGTTGGTGTCTTAGCTTGAGATAAAAGATTATTAAGCGTTTTTCTTCCGCCCTCAACAGCCGGAAAATTTTGCCACAAGATCTTAATGCCGCCAGGCCCTTCGATCGTTTGGCCAAGGCTTTTGTTTAATTGCTGCGCAGCCTGCTGAACAAGCGGATCGTGATAAAGATGCTGCGCATTAACATCGACAGCTAAATTCTGAAGCAATCTATCGCCAACATCTGTAATAGCTTCCCGTGAAAATTTACCGGGAGCATTTTCAGCCATCGTGTAGGCTGTCTCATATTTTGATTTTAGAGCGCGCGCATTTGCTTCCCCGCGAGCAACTGCCGCGTCAACTGCTTCGCGAACGCCCATAGATGGAGCGCCCTGAAACGCAAGTTCTCCCGCAGCCTCTGCCGCCTGCTCAGCAACAGGACCGTAATCACCGTGCTTAACTTCATGCGTCAATTGCTCAACGTCATCGCCGACCATGCCGCGTTTTGGCTCAATGCCAAACTCGCGGAAAGGCGCTTCACGCGCGGCTTCTTTTGTTAGACCGCGCTGCTCAAATGTTTGAACGAGCTGCGGCGCAAGCGTTCTTATTTGCTCAGCAGACAAACCAGCTTCTGCCGCAATACGCATGGCTTCTTCTGTCAGCTGACCTTTGTCGTCAACGACTGGACGCCCACCAAAAATAAGACGCGATATGCCTGATGCAGTGCGCTCAAGAATAGGAGCGCCAACAGCACCAACGCCTGCTCCCACAAGGCCCTCTTTAAGAGCGCCCATAACAGCTGGAGCAAGTTCATTTTCTTTAGAAGCGCCCGCAAGCGCGCCATAAGCGCCGCCTGTCAAGAGACCAGATAACCAAGGAGCTTTCCCAGCTGCTAATACTGGGAGTGTCGCCATGCCTGTCGCAAGGCCACCTGCCGTTCCAACAGCTCCAGCCATTGGGGCTTCTTCTCTGGCCTTCTCCCCCAATTTAACAACTTCCTCGCGTGTCTTTGTAGGAGGCTGCTCAGCAAATCTTTCATATCCAGGAACTCCGATTTTACCCAATGTTTGGGCACCTGCGGAGACAATAGATGGAAACACACCGGGCGCAAGCGTCTCACCAAATCCAGACGCGCCAGCTATTGCTGCTGGAGGAATTTTACCGCCACCTAATATCTCAGGCATGCGGGGCGCTGTCATTTCCTCATAAGCAGCTTTTGCTTGCGCTTCATCACGCGAAGGCTTGGCTACTGTTACTTCGCCAACCGGCGCAGTAGGAGCTTCAGCCGGACGTCTTGGAGGAACGGGAGCAACAGGCGCTTCAGGCTTAGGAGCCGCAGCCGGTTCTTCTGTCGCGAATGGCCGCGCTCCCAATAATGGCTTTAATAACTCTCTATTGTAGAGAGGATTAGAGCTGTAATCTTCTTTCTGCGCCATTATTTAACCCCCAAAATAGCGGGACATGCCGACGATGCCGCCATGTTTTGGGTCTCTAAAATATTGCTCAATGTCTTCGGGCTTTAATTGGCCAGAGACCATTACTGCAAATCCTTGAGGATCGTTCCACATTGCTTTTTGCAACGCGTCCGTCTCTTTTCTATATTTTGCAGTAGAATTAGTTCTCTTAAAATCTACGCCAGCGCGGGAATAAAGATTGCCACTTGCTTGGCCATAAGTATCAGCGTGATCTCTTTGATCAACTTTCATCTGATTGTTCACCATATTAGACGCGGCATTAAATGTTGACGCGTATGGTGTTTGATTAAGATCTGGCTGAGCTTTGATAAGTTGCGACAAACTTCCAAGAGAAGTTTGTTGAGCAGCCTCAACGCCGCGCTGTCCTGCAAGTGTGTTTATTTTATTAAGGAGCTGATCCGCAGTATCTGAGGCTCCAAAATAATTTTCCCCATAACCAGCAGCGCGCGCGATCGTGTTACCATAATTAACAATCATTGCTCGCGTTGAGCCGCCAGCTCCTGGCGCATTCATGCCAGTTGCGTGGGTCATTTCTGCAACAATACCGCCAACGTCATTTATCAAAAGTTTTTGCGCTTGCGCGGCTTCCGCTGCTTTATCGACAGTGTCGCGATAGTCACTACTGCGTTTATGAACATCAATAGCGGCTTGCTTATCGCTTCCATAAACGCTGTCCATCTCATTGCGAGCAGTCGAAGTCGAGCGGTTATCAAACACAATACCTGGAGGAGCGACAACCGGCTGCGTAGATGTAATAGGTTTTTGAGTTCCTGGGGTTCCTGCCGCTTGCGTTTCTTGGCCAAATACAGGACGCGGATTGCGACGCCATTCAGCCTCAGAAACAGTTGTGCCATCAGCAAGGCGAACCATTGGGACGCCAGCTTGTGTCGTGTAGAAGGCGGATTGGTAAGCCTTCATCATTTCTTCGACTGTCTCGAAGCCAAATTTCTTAAGCAGCTGCTGTTTTATCTTAACTTCTTGAGCTTCTTTGAGCGCTTCTTGCGTGCGCTTGTCGATCTCTGGGATCTGCAAGCCAGTATCCATGTAGGATTTAGCGCCAGCTGTTAGACCCGCGCCAAGACCCTGCGCGATTGCAGTGCCAAGGTAACGAGAAGGCGAGCTTGTCATTGCCGTAATAGCAGAACCTAACCCAGTCAAAGCTGGGATGATCGTCTGACGGCTCAATAATTTATCTTCAAGACTATCAGTATCAGCCGGAGGAGCCGCACCAACGCCCTTCTTAAGATCCACCGTCGTGCCTTCTGGAGGAAGGTTAGCGGACGCTTGAAAGGAGCGCTCTTTCGGACCTAGACTGGCGATCTCTTCGCCAAGTCCGCGATCGAGATTGCGGCGGTATCTTGCTTGATATTCTGGAATTGATGTTCCTAGAACGTCGCGTGCGCCCATGTGTTTTTTATAACCAGGGCCCGCAAACCACATAGCGGCGGCTTCTTCAGGAGCGCCGGTTTGCTCTAAGTATTGACCAAAGCGATGCTGAGCAATTTTTTCTTGCGCTTCTTTATTAGCAAGAAATTCTTCGGCAGTTAATGGTCCAAGGCCAGCTTCTTTAGACCAACGGGGAATATTTGCCCCCATGATCTGATATTTACCGTAAGCGCGATCACCGCTCTTTGTTACCGGGCCCAAAGCCGCGTATGGGTCTTTCTCTCCACCGCTTTCGCCCTTAGCAAGTGGACGCAAATAAGCTGCAATATCTTCGTCAGTATAGCGACGAGTAGGACCGCCTTCTTCATAACCAGACCGACCGACGCCTGTTTTCATGCGTGGATCAGACATAGCCATGAGAGCTGGGCCTAATGTCGTCGCCGCGCTGTATAAACCGCTTGCTAAACCGCCAAGCTTACCGGCAGTTCCTACTGCGTCTGAAGCCGTGTCCAAGAAACTACGCTGCCTGCTGGGATCTTTATCAGCGCCTGGTGTGTTAAGATCAGCCGCTCGCAGACCTTGAGCCGCACGTATGCCGCCCGTGAGGCCCTTCCAAAGATCATCATCTTCGTTGGGAGCTTCGCCGCCTTCGGCGTATCCTGCAACGCCACCGTATGCTTTGCCTTTGGCAAGAGCCGTCGGTCCTTTTTCGCCTTTATACCAGCTGTAAAGATCAGCGCCCTTGGTGAGCATATCTGTAATGCCCTCACCAGCCGCTAATGCGCTAGAAAGACCAGACGCCTCTTTTTGTGGAGGCGTCATATGACCAGGCGTTAATGGCGTCCCGGTCTTGATGCCCTCTGTTGGAATGTTGGTTTGCGCTTTTGGCATCTGGCCATACATGGCCTGATGCGCGGCAACGATAGAAGCAATGTCGCCAGCAGTAAGACCGCCATCTGCGTATCCTCCGCGAGCATAGTCCCCTTCTTCCCTGACTGCTCCGCCCATGCGGGCCATGCCAAGGCCTTTGCCCAAACGAGCAGCATCCTCTGTTGCTGCCCCGTAGTCAACTGCCATTAAGCCATCAGGACGCACGCCGACTGCTTCTGGATGATAATCAGCGACTTCATCGGCCATGAGACCGATTTGAGCTGGGCCACCATCTTTATACTTATAAGCGTGAACCTTTTGACCGTCGTAGAGTTCGCCGACGACATCTGGCTCTCCACGACCGACGCCCATTTTTGCGCGAGGGTCTGACAAGAACATGCCAAATGGGCTTTGAGCCTGAGACTGAAACGTCTGCTGACCCATAAGCGGACCAAGGCCGCCAGCAATGCCTGACAGGAACTGGGCCTGCATATAGGGGAACATTTGCTGTTGCTGAAATTGATTGTAGAGGGCGTTGATGCCCGCTTGCTGCGTCTGTTGCTCCAGCGTTCCAGCGCCAAGCTGTGCTTGAGCTTGACCAAGAGCTGCTTGCTGAGCCGCAGCGCCAATATTTCCAAGTTGCTGAGCGCCTTGCAATCCGTATTGCTGTTGCTGTTGAGCCGCCTGAAGTGCTTGGCCATATCCCGTCTGATAGAGCGGGCTTAAAGCCTGACCTAAGCCTAAATTTTGCTGCCCCATAAGCTGGGCGCGCTGCAATCCAGCTCGCTCTCCGCCAAATGCTCCGCCCCGGATTGCTTCCGCTTGCTGCTGAGCCAGTTGTTGGCCTTGTTGCTGGCGGACAGCTTGCTGAACAGGGTTAACAACTTGACCCATAAAAGGGTTCATGTAGTTGCCAACAGTATTATAGGCAGGATTTAAGGCATTTGCGGTGACGCCGGTTGCCGCTTGATAATAGGGCTGCGCCATTCCCTGCGTGCCAGAAATATTCTGGATTGCGTTTTGCTGCGTTGGCGTTAATTGCGCAACAAACTGCTGCGGCGTTGTGCCAAATTGCTGATAGGGCTGCGATGCAGCTTGCTGGGCTCGCGCCATAGACTGTTGATACCAGCCGATAGCCTCTGGAGAAGCCTGAACCGTTTGCTGTTGCGCTGGGGCCAAGCCAC